ATCGGTATCGCGCGCACGGCCAAGTTACCACCATAGCCACTCGAGCCGCCTCCAATACCTGACAGTTGCAGGTAGTAGTTACCCGCGTTGAGTAGGGAGCTGCCAGAGAAGCCTTGACAATTCGGAGTAGTAGGACAGGCTGTCGCTACGAGCAGGGGAGTCACAGCAATGTCATCTCCACCGCCAATGCCTCCGACGATGAGGAAGCCCTGAGCGGTGAAGTTAGTGATGAAGTCTGTCGTGGCCGGATAGACATTGGTCGCGCTAGAGATGGTGAGGAACTGGGGACCACCTTGCAGACTGAATACAACCTGATCGGTGAAGGCCCCTGCTCCAGTAGCATTCACACCGACAGTGCCACTCGCGAAGTCACCCGTCCTCGAAGTTGGGTTCACTCCAAGGTTGGCAACTACTGCCGCATTCGCAGACGCCATTCCAGCGATGAACAGCGCCGTTCCGAGTAGTAGCTTCTTCATCTTCTTCTCCATTTGCTGCGGGGGTGCAGCGTGATGGACACCGTGATGTCCACTGCGCTGAACTCATGGCTTTGGCTCCAGCGCGCGGCGCGTCATGGCGCGGTAGCAGTCCGCAAAGGACCACTCGCCCGTAATGTGTTCGCGATTGTATTGCTCGGCTGCGTCCAGCATTTCCGGCGTGGGCTCGCGCAAGAGCGACCGCAGCCGCTCGATCTCGTTAACGGCTTCAAATGCGATACGGGAAGCCCACTCATTATTGTGGTTGTCGAGATGGACAGCCACGCCTTGTAACTGTTCAGCAATATCGGTCATGGCTTTGGCTCCTCGTGTGAGTCACACATCATACTGTCTCATACTTAGACCCATTGCCTTCCTGTCTGTAATCAGTATCACGTTCTTCTTCGCCCGCGTGATCCCTGTATAGAAGTTCCGCTTATTCAACAGCCACATCTGACTCCTACTCATACAGTACACAACTGTATCGAATTCCGAGCCTTGAGCCTTATGCGTCGTGATCGCATACCCTAACTCGATCTGCTTCCTCGGGTCATAGTTAAGCACAGTCCCTACGAATGGATCATAGAACTTGATCCTTGGCGGTATCTGCTCCGACCTCGCCCCCGTCACAATCCCAAGGTCACCCGCATCCGCATCAATCCAATCAATATACCCAATCTCCCCATTGAATAGGTTCAGATGATAATCGTTCTTAATCCATATGAACTTATCCCCTGCCCTCACCGTCAAAGGCGCCTCACTCTTCTCGAACCTATCCAGCCTTAGCATTGGCCCCTTGCTATTGAATTTCACCTGCAAAGACGGATTAGCCCTAAGCGTTCCAGCCTTGCCCTTCCGTGTGGGCATGATAATCTGATGATCCTCCTGCGTGAAGTGCTCTGTCACGAACTCAAACATCGTCATCAATGGGTTCTCACTATAGATAATCTCAAACCGCTCATTCCTTAACGGTAACTGCCCCCGTAGTATCCTCTGCGCATTGCTTACAATAGCATCGCCACTTCTATAGTTATACGTCAGCTCCACCTTTGGGTGTTTCCTTAGCAGTGTCAGGAATGGAGGCTTACCTTCCTCGACTGGCGGCAGCTGATTGTTATCCCCAAACCATCTAATGACTGCTCCCTTCTTCAACGCATCAATCAAGAACCTATACAGACTAGGTGAAATCATAGACGACTCGTCCACAATCACAACGTCATGCTTCAGCGGGTTCTCCTTATTCATTCTTGGCAAATGAGGGTCAAGCTTTTTATCCTGGTTCTCATACGGCATTGGAAACGATAACAACCTATGTACCGTCAGTGCCTTGATCCCTGTCAGTTCCTCAATACGTTTCGCTGCGCGTCCAGTTGGAGCACACAGCGCGACGGACTTCTTCATGTCTACTAATTCATTATAGACCTCCCCCATTACTAGCGTCTTCCCAACACCTGCACCCCCTGTAACACTGGCAATCGTCGTATGTGTATCACAACACAAATCAATGGCGTTCCTCTGCTCCAGACTAAACTCAACGTCTGTCATCTTTAGCTCCTGGCGGCTTATGTGGATCAACCCTCGGAGGTAACGGATCATCACGATCAATGATCACGATATGAACTCTGTAAACCATGTCCTCCCTGTCTGGTGCATCTCGAGCCCCGACATTCGTACGGAGCAACACGCCCAATGCGGCATGTGCTCTGTTCAACTCCCTGCCGAAGAACTCTTGATCCGGCAGCTCTTTGATGAATAGTTCCCCTGGCTTCAAGTCACACGCAAGGCACTTCTCTGTCTTGACGAATACCTTCTGGCTCATGCGACTTCAGCCAAGACTTTACGTGCCGCTTGAATCACCACCATGCGAATGAACTGTGCACTCGACATGTTTAACCTTTGCGCTGCCGTGTCTACGTCCTGCTTGTCTTCCCAAGAAGAGCGGAACACAGTCTGATAACCGCCACCACGCGCTGTCAGGTCGCCCAGACTAATCGCAATCTGGGTAGGCCGTTTCATCGGTTGACTCTCGTTCATATCTACTCTCCATGAAAAGGGGTCCGGTGTGAATCACACCAGACCCCAGACTCAGTTACTCAGCAGCAGCCCGACGACGACTTGCCGGCTTCGCAGCTACCCGAGCCGGAGCAGCCGCCTCAGCAGCCTCGACTGCACGAATCTCTGCACGATCCTCACCCTGGTATTTGCCCAAAGCGACATGCAACCGTGCAGAACGACCCATCCAATCATTCGGATCGATCGATGTAGTATTCGCGTCGAGTCCAATCGCCTCGATAAACTTACGCAGGTTAAACAATGCGCGCCTATCTGAACGGCTTCTTGGCTTTAGAAGACGATTCCAGAACAAGAGTGCTCCGTCTTCGTACTCCTCAGCAACATCAGCAGGAAGCTCGTCTGGTGCCACGCGAAACTGGATGGCATAGTACGTATTGCCGTTAGCAGACGTTCGCTCCTGCACGTCCTGAATCTCAGCGACGTACTTACCTGCAGGAATCTCCTGAGGCTTCTCGACGTCGGCGAGACTGTCTTCTAGCTCGATGATTCCCATAGGTTCATCGTTCGCCATTATTGCACCTACTGTTCGGGGGTGGAGGCAGCCACCGCCTAGGTTTCACATTCCCCTGCCTGGGAAATCGTGTGACTCCCACGCGGCTACGCCGCAAGGCACTCAACACAGACTACTCGTCCGTCTTGTAGTCTATATCTAAATCTGACCGATATTTCTTGGCCACAAATGGTACAAGCCGACCGCGATACACGCACCACTTTGCCTTCTTGTACACCGAGGTCACGCCCTTCTCTTCCCATATCTTCTCGCATGCCTTTCGCAGCTCCTCTGATGGCTTCACGGCTTATCCCTCCTAGACGGTGGTATGGGCAACTTGCTCCCGTTCGCTGCCCACTTATTAAAGAACGAGGCAATGGTCATCTGTCCTGCATCAGGCTTGTCTGCATCGTAGTCAAGCACGAACTCAGGCGGGCCTACTCCCTTGAACATACGAGACTTCATAGGCTTACGTTTTCTCGTCGGCCTTATCGCAAGCTGTCGGCCTCTTCCATCCTCACTCATGTACCAGAACTCGCTGATCCTCCACGCGATATTGTTCACAAGCTTACCACCTAACATGATGGAGTAAGACTGAACATCTCCTTTGTCATCCTTCTCTGGATCAGCCTCATGCGCCGTCATGATCAAATGCACACCATGCTTCGCCGCGACATTCAATAATCTATTCATAACCGTAAGCGTCATTGCGTTTCGTCCTCCATACGCGGCCCACCCTGGGTTCTCTATCGTCGGTGCCTGCTTCCCAGTCATCAACCGCATATCGACTGCCTGCCTCAGCGCTATGTCAGACAGTGCAGTCAGCGAATCAAACACAACGGTATCGATATCCTCACGTTCACTCAGTATACGATCTAGGTTGAATGGATTGTAGCTCCTCCCGCTCTCAAGCACCTCGGCGTAGGCATATTTGTACAACGGTATGACATCAACATCTTTACGATCTACCACCGACATGTGCTCATTATCACCTAACGACAGCCACAGCTTAGCGCCTGGAGCCGTCGCTGCGAACGTGGTCTTTCCTACTCCAGCGGCACCCCACAGTATCATAGTCAACCGCTTGACCAGTTCTCCCCGCTTCTGCACTTCAAACATCACGGGTCATCCGGTCCAGTTTACTCCTGCACTGCTCGTTCGCTGGGGCTCGGGTCCATTGGGACCATGTGTTCGTGATAGGCGAGGAGGCGCCCCGTAGGCGTGTCTGAACAAAAACTAAGTAACGAACACGGCCGAAAGAAGCGATTACAAGAGTGCGTGTACCTAGTTGCATGCTCGTAATCGTCCTTATACCGCTCGTATGTTTCAGCCATCTCACGAACCCACGTAGCCCAATGCTGAAACGAGTCCTCGGTACGCTCGATCGTCTCGAAAGGATAGACATCTTCACCTCTGTTTGCTGGTTTGATCCTCAGTCCAGTCACCCGACACCTAAACACCTTGAACCGGAACAACGCCGAGCTGATAGCACAGTAGCCCGTCTGCTGATGCTTCATGTCGAACGCGTTGCGCCAGCCCTCACCTAGTCTAGCCGCAGTCTTATTCTCATCAACGAAATACTCTCCAGTAGATGCCTTTCGGACCAGACCATCCACCGTTCCGATATACCGAACCTCGTAGTTATCATCAAAAGTAAGTACCACATCAAACACTTGCTCAATCCCCACCAGAGACTGAGGATTCTCCTTGTCCTCCACATAGATTGGCCAGTTGTCCATCTTCGGAAGCTGCTCATCGCAGTACACAATCGTTGCGAGTTCCATGTTCGTCATGGTCCTCACTTGATCTTTCTCGTCGTCCTTCCAATTGCCTGACTTCAATATCGCAAAACACAACTCGAGCAACTGATCCCGTTCGTCGGTGTGAGTCACACAATGGTTCCAGCACATGTTCCATCGCAGCTCTCCAAATATCCTGGCACCATTGTACTTCGTATGCTTCGGTAAGCCCTGCACCCTATCCAACTGCCACAGCCTGACAGCCGCAAACACTTCATGCAAGGCCGTACCGCACTCAAGCGCCATCGACCTTGCGCCTGACGGGTACCTCTTCTGACTGTGCACCACGCCCCACGTTGGGCACATGGCTAGGTCTTCTAGTCGGGAGTTTGAGAAGGGATGCAAGCTCTTCTTCTGAGCCGGAGACGTAGCCTCCACCTTCCACAACCTCGGCCTTTTCACCTGAGTCAGGCGGCTCTCGCTCCTGCTCTTTGGCCTGTTGATTTCGTGTAGCGGTATCCTGGGCTTGATAGGCATCTATGTATCTCCGTACATCTGGCATAACTTCAATTATTATTGCCAGTATTTGTTCAGGGTTAAGCTTCGCATCCATACCAACCAGCTGACCCCTCAGCCGCATCTCAGCCTCGAATAGCTCAGCCTCTAGCTTACTCTCAAAGAACGTGCCGTCATCCGTCACATACCCCTGCGCCATCTTCACGTTAAAACTCCTCCCTGACGCTCCTAACCTCCGCATGCTTCTCTCTCGTTAACTCCTTGACCCTGTTCTGCGTACTCTCGTGCAGGTCTGTCATGTTCTTCAAAGAGTCAGCCAGAGCATTGATCACACTTAACGCGCTGTCGATTGTCTTAATCATCTCCATTTGCACATCGAACAGATGCGCAATCAATAGCTTTGTGTCGTCATCAAGATGACACCTCTCAAGTCTCCGATTGAAGTCCATGAATTGCATCGTCGCTCTCCCTCTTTACACTCAGCCTTTGCAAGGCGATGATTCCCTGAAGCTTCTCCATAACCAAGTCACGCAACTCAATACCGCGAACCGTGTCTGTCTGAAACCTTGCGAGAGCCTCGTCAGTCCACTCTCGACTATTGCTTATCTGACTAAGCGAACGATACACATAGTCTCCAAACACACGATCCACCTGACTCAACGCAACCGCATACCAATCCGGTCTCTCTTCGATCTGCGCCATCGTAGCCTCCTTGTGTGAATCACACATAGTCTATATCGAACTCAATCTCCTGACGCAGTTGCTCAATCGCTCGGACTCGTGCCTCACACGTGAATATGGCACGGTCCAAGCGGTCAAGCTCCTTCTCTAACATCTCGTAATGTGCCTTGAGTTTACGCTTAGCCTTATCGACCTCGTGCTCAACCTTGAGCTTCTGTCCCTCGATGTACTCCATCGCGACGACAATACGCCTAGCTCGCACGTACTCGATATGACGCTCCAGCTCTTCCGTTGTCATCTCTGCAACGGTAGGCTGGAGCACAAGTGTACCATTGCCTGCTGTCATCGCTCGACCACCACCATCCGCACAGCTGGGTTGCCTGGCACCTTAGCCTCTTCGATCAGCTCCTTGGTCGTACTGACAGGTACCTTGTACTTACTCTTCGCCAACAGACCCGCCAACTGCTCACCGTCAAACCGCCTAATTGGCTGAGTCACCTTAGCGAACACGGCAAAGCTCGGACTGTCCGCACATGCATACTCGCCAGGGTCAAGCGTCTTCTTATCTGGCACCAGCCCCTCCTTCTCCATCTCCTTCCAGACCGCAGCACTCCTGGCCTTGGCATACTTCTCTACTTGATCCCACATGTACGCTTCGCCCAACAGGCGACCAGTGTTATGCTTCGAATCAGGATTTTCAGTCCCGTTCTTACCGAGACGTGAAAGGGCTTTGACGATTGTCGTTTCATAAGACATGACTTTGCTCCACCGTGTGAATCACACTAGGCCGCTGGGCCTTGCTTCAAGAACTTTGGCACCGACTCTTCCTTCTGCTGCGGTATCTGGTTCACCTGAGGCTCAGGCCGCTTCTCAACAGGCGTGAACCTCTTCCTCTCCTGCAACAATACTGACCTTACCTTCTCGACCATATCAAGCTGCTGGTCCAGCCAATTAATATGATCGTACCTCTGTTGCTCCTGTACATAACGCAAGTCATCACCACGCGTTTGCGCGGCGTCACCTAGCCGCTGAAGCCCAATCACAATAGTCGTCAGTTCAGACATGCTCGTCCTCCTTGTGTGACTCACACCTAGAAACGCAAAAGACTTGGGACACCTCTGTTCCAAGCGAAGACTACTATGCTATCATAGTGCAAACACTTTGTCAAGCACTATCTTTCAACCTCGATAATCTCACCTGTTCGTACTTGACTCCAAGTGATCCGCTTTGCGAGTTCATCGATACGGAACGCACCATCAAGGTGTAGTGCGTTCCGCTCACCGTCCCCACCCAACTCAACGCTACCTTCTCGTGCGTAGGCTGAGTCTTCGAAGTGGTTCGCAAGCGCCTGTCTCGTCGCATCATTCAGCTCCCTTCGACCAAGGATATCGAGAATGATATTCATCATGCGACTCAACACAATCGTCTGTCTGCCCTCATGCCTGTGTGAGTCACACAAGATCTCACTCTGAAGCCTCAACTGCTCACACAACACACGTCTTCGTTCACGTCCCATCTGTCTCTTGCTCTTCATCAGTCTATCCTCGCCACTTCAAATGAACCATCCTCTTGCACGATGGCCACAATTGCATGATCATAAAACACAATCAGCTCATCTCGCAGCCTTGCCTGCGCTAACGGATTAAGTGGAGGATCACCAGGATAACGCAACACATGATGCGCATCCATATGGAAGTTCATGTCACCGTGGCGCCAGCCACCACCATGGCCGTAGTTCTTATCGATCTGCTTCCACGCTGGATCAGGATCATCGTGTGATAACCAGAGCGGGATCAAACCCAGATGCTCAGGTGTCATCTTCGGATGCAACAATTCCCATGCAAGACCTAGCCTCATCCTAGCCTCCTGTCCTCAACGGCATCTGACAACCAGTAGCTAACATCACCATGATCACGCATATCCCTAAGACCAATGCAATGATCACAATCCTTTCGACTGGTGTGTCCATCTAACCCGCCACCTTTGACCACGTGACCTTACCATCAACGCCAACACCACTGCGCTGATACTTCTGGCCTTTACCTAAACCTAACCCAACGCCATACATTTCAAACGACGTTGGGTTCATGATGGCCCACGGACCATGCTTAGTTCTACCATCGATGAACACGTTATCAATCGCGCGTCCATAGTCATCGATGTTATTCACATCACCGTACCATATCTTACCCATTGTGGCCTCCTAGTGTGATTCACACGAGCTTATCACTGTGACAACACAATGATAGTATAATGATAGCACAACCTAGAATGGTTGTCAAGTGTTATTTACAGTAGGGTACCGCGGAGTTTACAGCAGACGTAGGGAGTCTAGGGCCTGTGGCCAGAATACAACAGTGATAAAAATGTCACGATGCAAATAGGTGACAGTGACACGAATGCCACTGCCACCGTTTTCAAGTGTGAATCACACTTAGTTTAGTGTCTCTTCGATTGCGTT